AGAACCTTTGTGTCCCATCAAGATTGTGTTTGGTGGGAAGTAAGGGTCACGATATACTTGGTAACGACCAGATAAAGTACCTACTCTTTCAATACCCATGTTGTATTGGTCTTGCTCAGGAGCCGCATTAGATACGTGGAAGTATTCTAAATCGTCAAAAATCGCAGAAACCTCAGAAGAAACAACAATCCAGTTAGCTCCACCACGAAGTGTAGACTTGTGGATTTGTGCTGAAATTTGGTTGATTGCTGTAATCAAAGTTTGATTCCAATCTTTTTGAGTGTATTGAGTCAATGGGTTAGCTGAAGTACCTCTCTTCCATCCATTGTAATCCCAACGTAATGTCCAAGCCGCACCTTTACGTAAGTCACGTAAAATCTCACGGTCAATTTCTGCTGCTACTTGCTCAGATAACAAAGCTGTTAATTCAGCTTCAGCATCGATGTTGTGGAATGCAGAAACGTCTTGTGCTAATTCAGGAGACCACTGTGCTCTTAGTTTTCTTTCTGTTACAGATACAGTTACTGACTCTAAGTCAAAAGAAACTTCACCAATTTTATCTTCGAATTCTAACTCTTGGTATACTCTATAAGTTGTTGTAAATTGGTTATTTACTGTTCCTGCGATAGTTGTAGTCAAACCTGAATAACCATCTAATGAATTGGCTCCAATTGAACAAGGAACTTGTAAATCAACTTCCAAGTAGATTGTACCTGTTACATCACAAAGATTGTCATAATACCCATCATTACCACCATAGTTACCAGCACTTCCTGGAAATTGTAGTTGACTTGTTTGACCATATTGAACAATTCCTTTACCGTATTTTTGAGTTACTACTCTGAAAAGTAATGCCGTCGTACTTGAACCCGCACCTGAAAAAGCACCACCTGCAGTTGTTACAGGAAATACCCTTAAGTCTGATAAGAATGACTCATTGTCCATAATCTGACCATCAGGACCAATCAATTTTCCCGCACCACCTGATGAAAATCCAGTAACCGCTAATAATACTTTTCTGTATTCACCTGCAGCATATGCTGAATTAACAAGTTGACCTGAAGACCAAGCTACAGTCATAGGGTTAACAGTCACAGCACTAAATTTACCTTTAGAGTAGTCGAACAATCCTGGAGGGTCTAATTGAGCCTCATTTCCTTCGTAAAATCTATCGTAAAGATTTTTGTCTGTTGACGCATAACCTGTCTGTGGCGAAGAAGGTCCATCTGGAGCACCAAATGGTGCAATGTGAGTACCACCCGCAGTTGGGTCTTGTCCTGTGTCGTATCCTTGAATTTTAGGAATGAAGTAGAACAATTTACCAATAGGTAAGTTCATAGCTTGTACAGACACGATGTCGTTAGCCAATAATTTAGAGAATACACGTCTTACGATTGGAAAAACTACTGTTTCGAATGAACCTGAGTTATCAGTCGCAGCCGCTTCGTTGATTAGGTGAGACGCTTGATTTTCATATAATTGTGCCATGTTCTCTTTGATGTGTCCTTTAAGACCGTCTAGGAATCCTAATCTATCCCATTTGTTAATTGTATCTTCTTTGATAACTTTAAGGTGTTTTAAACCGATGTTACCAACAAGACCTGATTCTAATAATGCTCCCATTTTTTAATTTTTAAATGTAGGTTTATTTTTATTTATTTTATTTTTAACATCAAATCCTTCATTCTCATGAACTGAGGATTCTCATAAGTTTTGCTTTCAATCAAATTTGTTGCTGAACCTGTAGATGCCGTTTTTGTAATTTTTGACTCTACCGACTCTTTAACAACTTGGTTAGATTTTGAAGAACCTTCAAGTTCTGATTTGATTGATTTGTAAAGCGATTTTGATTCTTTCAAAGACTCAACATTGTCGAATCTTCTAAGAATGTTTATTTTTTCTTGTTTTGTCGTTGAATGTTCTGTAAACAATCTGGTTGAATAAGCTAAGTTGGAGTTAAATATTGCAACTTCGTTCAATTTGTTTCTAAAGAAATCCAAAGCTTTTTTGTATTCTTCATTTTTTTCTTTTAACAAATTTAATTCTTTGTTAACAGATTCTTTTCTCAATTGACTTGGTGCTGCTACACGGTCTCTTTCAGCCCTTCTTCGGTATGTTAATGTACGAGAAGCTTCTGTAGTTTCACCCGAAACATCATCCATTTCCATCATGTCATCGTCTTCCATCATGTCATCGTCTTCCATCATGTCATCGTCTTCCATCATTTCGTAATCCTTATAATGACCTCCAACATCTCCGATTTTGTGACCTCCTCGTCTTTTGTAATCGTGTTCGTTTCCGCCAAATTCAGAATCCATTTCCATGTAATCCATTTCTGTCATTTCAGTGTCCATCATGTTAGATTCATCCATCCAACCTTCTGTGTACTCATCCATTTCATCTAATTCATCCATTTCAGACTCAGTGACACCATGTTTGATTTTTCCAAAAGAAAATTTAGGACCTTTACCCTTTTTTTCTGATTTAAGACCTCCTCTGTTACTGTCTTTGAAACCTTTATTGTTAACAGAAGATTTTGACATGCCGTCTCTTCTTTTACCAAAACCGATTCCAACAGGTTTCATTCTTTCTTCCATCATAGGGTCCATGTCTTCATTTTCCTCATCGTATTGGATTTCATACATTGTTTCATCCGACTCACCCATTTCATCATACATTTCATCCATGTTGTGATATGATTCTGGTAAATCTTCATCATCATCTTCCATCATGTCATCATATGATTCACCGAATTCATCTTGTTCGTAGACCAATTCATAAACAACACTTTCATTTGTAGTATCCATTGATGTTGCTTCTATTTCATCTGAATCACCACCCATGTTAATCATGTACTCAGTATTTGCATTAGTATCAGACAAATGAATGTTGTCACCGTCTTTTTTAATGATAATACCGTCATTGTCACCCATTGCCTTAAATACTTTAAATACATCAGACATAGGTGCCTTTGTCATGTCTAACGGTGGCATTTCTACGTTATCAGTAGGAACCTCAGTCTCCATCTCGGCCGAAACTTCAGTTTCATCTCCTTCAGGTGACAATTCAGCATCTACGTCTATTGCTGCGCCTTCTTCTTCGTCATCGACTTGTGGTAATGCCGCATCGGCATCATCTCCTTGTTCGCGCACATTTTTTTTCTTTGGAGTTTTTAATGACTCCCTTACTAACTCACTGATTTCTTCCTTCATTGTAGAAGCAAGTATTCCTTTTGCGTTTTCACTAATAGCCTCTTCAATAGTTTTCATTTGCAATAAAGCTTTTTCTACTACTGAATCATTTGTGTCAAAATTCATTTTTTTTAAAATGCGTATTTAGTTTATTTTATAGATAAATATGCAGATGTTTGGAAAAAAATATTTTTTGGTCTTAATAAACAAAAAAAGGGAACATTTTTAGTGTTCCCTTTCAATTAAGTAGTTTAAATTTTACTCTATCACCTCATCAATTTTACTCTCAACAATTGCAGTAATTCGCCAATCCATCGAATATGTTTCATAGGCTTTAGTTACTTTTGCTTCCACATCGGTTGGTGAAAAACCTTTAACTAATTTTTCTTCTCTAATTTTTTTAATTTTACCTGTGTTATCATCAACCATATCAGTTGTGATTTTTGCTACAAAATACTTTTCGTCCATTTTTATTAATTTTTTTATTTACCTAAATAATCGGTTAATCTTTTCATTAAGTCAACAGACTTTTGTAGACCTCCACCACTTTCACCATGTACGTTTTCATGTTCTGAAAGTTTTTCTTCATATCTTGGTCTATCATCGGCATTCAAATAAAGGTATGCCCCAGGTGTTGATGGTGAAGAAACTAAGTCAAAACAAATTAATTCAAAATCTTCTTGGACCTCGTTTTGGTCTCCTTTTTTTACTAAAGACCCGACTCCACGAGACGATACTCCCATTGTGACACCTTGTCTCATGAGGTTCGCAGCCACATCACCCTTTGATGTAACTATTCCTCTTTCGTGAAAACCGGGACTTGTTAATAATTTTATTTTACCCATTAATACATTACCTTCCCACCAAGTTTCTGTAATCAAATGTGAAACTCTATCTAAATCAACTAAGGAAGACTCAGGGTGATTAAGTTCTGAAATAGACATACCTCTTTTGATAATATCTTGATATTTTTCAGCTTCTCTTTTTAATATTTTTTCAGGGTATATTCTACCATTTCTATTTGGTACGCCATATTTTTGAAGTGTAGCGTAAAAAATAAATGGTTTAGAGTGGTCCAACTGACCATATGATTCTCTTATGATATTTTGATTACGTGGTTCGTTAGGGTTTATAATTCCTGCATCCCATTCAACAAGAATTCCTTTACCTGTATCTTTTGGTCCTAATATTTTCATAAATTTTTATTTTATAAATATTAGGATAAATTGGTTTCTTTCACTTTACTTTTACTTAGGGTAAAATACTTGCTATTTTTTAAATCGTCTTTGTAGATAGAATTCAAAATATTTTTAATTTTACTTTTTAACATAAGTGATTTAAAATCTATAAATTGGTTGTGTATGAATAATGTTAGTTCCAAATTTAAAAAACTTTTTTTATTCTTTTGTATACCACTTGTTCTTAAATCTAAATCTACAATTTGTTTTCTTTCAAATATTGTGATATCAATTACCTCAAGTAACGTGTGTTGTATTTGCCTTTTTATTTCTCCAATCAACCTATTCCAATTTTTATCTTCATCTGTTGGTTCTATCCATGTTTGTAAAACTATGTATATTGATTTTAAATTTTTAGCATCTACGGTGCCATAATAACACTTAGCATCTTCGAAGATGTTCAGTTTTGATGTTTTCCCTTTTTTCATTCATAATGTCTTTCAAGTTTATTGGGTTTATTGAAAATATAATTTAAAAATTAATATTTGTCAAAATTACTAAAAACATATATATTTATAAAAAAACACCCTTAATGATAATTGTACCTGTAAAAAATTCATCGTCTTTAGAACAAGCTCTAAAGCAATATAAATTGAAAATTTATAAAACAAAACAATTAGAAAAACTCAGAGATAGACAAGAGTTTGTAAAAAAATCAGTTAAGAGGAGAAAACAAAAAAACAAAGCGATTTATTTACAAAATAAATTCAATCATTGTTGATTATCATTCTTTTTTTTGTTTGTAAAAAAATCA